CAGGTCAAGAACGTGGTTCTACATTTGCAGCAACATTCAACGCTAACCTTTGGGCCGTACAAGCAATAAGCCGTATGCACAAAATACTAGCGGAATCGGCTATGCAACTATTTATGATGCACTTAGACCTATTAGGTATAACATATAGACGACAAGATTTGCCTACTATTAAGTTTGACGCTATGGATATGGAATCTCCACTCAATGTTATGCAAAGAGTAACAATGGGTTATGATGGGGGTCTACTTACGCTTAATCAATCCCTTGATATTCTAAACTTACCGGAAATAGGCAAAGAAGGTGATGAAAGAAAAGAGGTCGAACAACCTGCGGATGTAGGAAGTTTGCCTAGAGAGAATGAACAAGAGAGCGCACCTAGTGAGGAAGATATATGATACCGGAATTACAATTTGCAGTATATAGTCTTATTTTAGCGGGTTTGGGTGCTGTTGCAGCAATAATACTTAAAAGACACCCCGAACAACGAAAAGACATGAGTAGCCCAAAAATGTCAAATCCCAACGAAACACTTATGCTAACTTTTGGTATGGGTGTTGTTATGGCGTGGGTTATAATCGCTGCGGCTGCTTCTTATTACAGCGTTGTAGAACAAAGGGATATATCGGATTCACAACTTACAGTTATTGGTCTATTAGGTGGTCCTGCACTTCTTATTATAACAAGTGTACTAGATTTATTTAAGGGTAAAGAAAGTGCTAAAATTGCAGTATTACCCGACAGACTAAACGCTGACGTAGAATCTACTAACGCATCTAAAAACCATACTCGTAAACTAGAAGAATTAAAACTACAGCACGATTTGGATATGGAAGCCATGCAACAAAAACATACTTTAGATATGGAAGCATTTCAAATCACTAAAGGCGCAAAAAGTAAATAATCATAAAACACTAATATAACCTAGTGTTATGACACTTAACGAAGTTTGTTGCATCTTATTATTTATCGCTATTGCTTTTATGGCCCTTGACACGGAAAAGTGGGGCTAATGCACAAAGACGAAGTAATAGAAAAGGTTATCGCTATATGTATGATGTGTATTTTTCTTGTGCCTTTTGCTGCACCTGCGTATGAAACAAGCCCTTTCTATGACCCCAATATGATTTCCTGTAGTAGTATTACCGGAGAAATAGTGGAAAAAGAACCATTCTATATTATTGTAAGAGTAGAAGATAACTACACTTATGTTAGTGAGGACTTTAAAGTATATGTAAGTCCCAAAGCATACGTTAATTATAGTATAGGTGATAACCACATAGAACCGATATGTACTTTATCTGATTACTCATTGTATAAAGATTTGATAGAAAGCCTAAAACAATCCGGCATACTAGAATAGATTAATAAGACAAACCTTAAATTGGAAAACCATGTCGTGTGGATGCGGTTGTAGTGGCGAAGTAGTAGCATACGAAGAATGGGATGAAGAAGATGTTTCAGCAGCCGAGTATCAAGGCCGTACTGTAAGTCTCAATAAACCCTTTAGAACAAAGGGTGGGGCTAAAAAGTTTGCAGTATATACTAAAAATGGTAGCGGCACAGTAGTTATTGTACGATTTGGCGACCCTAACATGGAAATCAAAAGAGATGACCCCGCTAGAAGAAAATCATTTCGTGCTAGACACAACTGTAAAACACCCGGCCCAAAATGGAAGGCTAGGTATTGGTCTTGTAGACAATGGCGAGGCGGAACAAAAGTAGAAGCAGAAGATGGAACACCATGTGGATGTGGATGTAATGATGAAGAAGTTGAGGCTAAAGATGCCGATGACCCTTGTACTGCGGGTTATGAACAATACGGTATGAAAATGAAAAACGGTAGAAAAGTACCTAATTGTATTCCTATTAAGAAAAAGGCAGAAGCGGCATATGACGTTTGTTCTTCTTGTATGACACAAGAAAAATGTGCATCACATGGTGAATGTATGAGTGTTGCATACGTAGAGGACCCCGAACCTTCAATGGAAAAGGCTTTGAAACAGGCAGCAGAACCTACACCTAAAGATTCTGAAACACACGGCGAATATATGTCTAGGTGTCAAAAAGCAGGATATTCTAAAGAAGAATGTATGGCTGCACACGAAGGACATGAGTTTAAAACAGAAGCAGATTACGATGACAAGAAAAAGAATGGTTATGCTTCTGAATGTGGAGTAGGGGAAGAAATGATAGATGGTGAATGTAGAAAAGTTGCTGTTACATTAGATTTAGATTTTGACGAGGTAGAAGCAATAGTAGAAGCATCTACCGGAGAAACAGTTATAGAAATAAGAGGCGTAGCATTCCACGAAGGCATGAATAAAAACAAATGGGCTTTAACAGAAGAAGGCGCAAAGTTAGTAGTAGAACAAATGAAAGGTGCAGACTTAACATTAAATCATCCGGCAGCAAGTGAACACGGTAGTGGCTTTACAAGAAATATGAATGGCGGCGTAGAAGAAGCAGTAGTCGGATATATTAAAGGTGCATCATTCCATAAAACAGTAGCAAGTGGTTATGAAGTTAGATATGTAGCACACGTTGTAAGAACAGAATTATTCGATGCTTTAGAGTCCGGCCTATGGTCTAGGGATAACTACGGCGTGTCAATTGGTGGTAGCGGCGTACCTGTTGAGGCTTCCGAAGATGGTATGTTATTTGGTGAAGATTTTAAGTTTGACCACCTTGCTATTGTGCATAAACCCGCATATCAAAGGGCTACGATAGATTCTATACGAAAAATAGAAGCAACGGCAGCAGAAGCAACCTTTATAGGACATTCACAATCTGACTCAAAGCACAACAAGGTGATTAAAATGACCGAAGAAGAAAATACAGTAGATTACGCAGCAGAAATTGAAGCACTTAAGGCTTCCCTCGTTTTAGCCAATTCAAGAGTTGGCGAGTTTGAGGCACTAGAAGAAGCAAGAGTAGAGGCATCACGTCAAACTCTTGTTGATGAGGCATCAGAATTAGGAATGTCAGGACACGAAGATTTGTCATCCGATACACTAACTTCTCTAATTGCTTCATGGAATGAGGCACACCCGACACCAACAGAAGTAGAAATGTCTCCTGTTGAATCAGTCGAGAAACCTATCGAAGAAGCAATCGCTTCTGAATCAACTCACAAAGTTTCTAACTATCTAAATGGTAGAGTAGTAGAAAACGATGAAGCACTATACGCTAAAGCATGGAACGCTTGGGCCGGTGCATGGAACAAAACACTCGCAGTTGGAGAAGGTACACAAATGGTTGCCCCAACATACGACACAATAAAGGAGATGAGATAAAATGGTAGCATATAGTGGAAACGACCCAGTAAACGTAGTAGATATAGCAGAAACTTTCGCAAGCAAAGGACTTTTAGTTAAGTACGGTGCAGGTGGAATACTAATGACAGCAAGCGTAACAGATACACCAATCGCTTACACAATGGCTGAATCAAGCAGAGATGCAGACCAAGCATTAGAAGCAGCAGGTACAGGAACAGTATCAGTAGTTTCTCTTGACGGTATTTGCTATCTTAAAGCAGGTGCAGCAACAGCAGCACCTAAGTTTGGAATGTCGGTATATGTTTCACAGACTGCTTCTGATAACGGAACAGTCACAGTAAATGACGCAACTAATTCAGCAGTATTCGTAGGGTACTACTTTGGTGGAGAAGGTGCAATCGCATCGGGAGACTTTATTCCTGTATCTTGTTAGATATAGCAAATAAATTGAGGTGAATAATATGGTAAATAACACATTAGAAGAAATATTAAACGTAGAAGCAGCAACAGGCCCGTTCTCGGTAGGAGATGCGGTTTTAGAACAGACTCTAAGAGATTTCATTCAATTACAGTCTAACACAATCGCAATAGCGACTGATTTGGTAGGTGTAAGAACCGTTCCTTGGCTAGAGTTTAAGTGGTACACCGGAGTGACAGGTACATTCGCTTACCCAATTGATGACGTTGCTCTAACAGACCCAACAAACATTGGAACAGCAAACTACACAGTTAAACTTGAGAAAGGACAGGGTAGAGTTACTTTCCTAGATGCAGTACGCCTTCGTGGTGAATCTTTCGAGAACATTGACAGGCAACAAATGGCTGTAGTAAGAGGTCGTGCAGACCTTATTGACAACC